ATCATCAGCGGCGGCTTGCTTCTTGATCATAGCATCAACAGTGCCCTGCTGATTAGCTACTAGCTGCCCAATCAGCTTAAATATAAATCCAGAGGCTCCGCCTCCGATCATAGCCAGTAGCTCTGGTGTCATTATTTTTCTTTGAGTTCTTTAATTAACTTGTAAATAGATAGACCTAAAAATGCTATAGTAGCGACCCCAACCAACAGGCTAACAAATGAGTTCACGCTTTGCAGACCCATACAGGCAAAAAATCCAGTTGATCCGACTGTTCCTCTAATCATCGTTTCCATTATTAAGTAGATACATTACTCATTGTGAATTTTTTCCAGCCAGCGTTTCCACCTCCGCCACCTATGTAACCTTGAAATTCGTGATGAGTTTCATTGTAGATAACTGTTCCATTTGTTGGATTGTTTATAGCGTCTCTTTCGCTATCAGTGTAGTGACCAATCCTAAGAAATTTTTCAAGGAAAGCACCCCCTCCAGTAACTTTAAGTCCTAAGTCTTTCTCATTGGTGCTAGTATTTTTACCTGCTACAATATGCAAAGCAACGGCATTGCTGGAACTAGGTTCTTTATTTATGCCGACCCTTGCACCAGTGTATCCATTTATTTTTTCAATTACTAGCAAGTTGGTGGGATTTGCATCGAAATCTCTAAACCTGTGTTCGTTAGAATCGTAGTTAATTGGTTGAGCTGTTCCAGCTGTAGTTCCTTCGCACTGGATTTCATTTGTAATAATTTTTGATGTTGTTGTTGTGCCAGTAAATGTAGGACTAGCTGATCCCACTGCGCCTATATTACTTCTTATTGCCGCATTGTCTGCGGATTGTAGCATTGTATCTACATCGGATGAAACTGTTATATTTGCCATAGTTGTTAAGGTCTAATGTATCTATCTGTTGATGATGGTTGCAAGAAAACCCCATTGAGGTTATGCCTTACGTAATAATAAGGTCCTGCTGCAGGGGGAGTGACGCTTGTTGTCTTGTCGCTGTTTAATGAAAGTTTTAAACTTAAAAAAGGCATGCTTATCTAAACTCTGTGCAAAGCTACAAGACCAGAATGTAATTTTACTGCAGTAATTTTGCCGTATATAACTGTTCCTGCTGGCAGTGTAGGCGCTCCACTTCCTCCAGTGGCTGCCAAAACCTGCAAGCTAGTGTCTATGTTGCTTGTTGTTAATGTGTCAAAAACAGTGTCATTCAAGCACTGTATAGCTCCAATGTTTGTTATGGTTGCTGTATCTGAAGATCCCAGTATCTGGGAACCAGCTGATGAAAACTCTAGTGTGTTATTGCGTGAACTTGCCATAGTTGTGTATTATATCACAGGATTATTATCGGGATTGTCGGTTTACGTATGTTGAAAATTTCTTTCCTATCTTATTGTTGTTGGAGCGAATGTCCACCTTTTCTAGCTCCTGAATTAGGTATATTTGTGCAGTCTGCTCCTCCGTCAAAGCTTGTTCTTGTCGATTTTGAACACGAAGAAAATCAGCGTAAACAGCATGCGAAATAAAGTTAAAGAACTCAGATGGCACTTCTTCTGTGGACTCGTAGCGAGCTTCATCAACGGAGAATGGGGTGAACTGCTTCTTGTAGGTAACAAATGCCTTGTCGGTAGTGCTGCTATTAAAGTTAACTATGCTCGCTCCGTTGGTATTGACGTAGAACTCAAACTCCGTAACAGAGTTCCTGCTTAGGGGTTTTGCGTTGCTTATGCTAATGAACTCTCCAATGGTGTTTCTGCCTTGCTGGGCGTATGGAACAAGTTGTTCATTTGTAATTAATGGAGTGCCAGATAATGCAGTCTCGCCAATAGTCCAATTAACAACCTCGGATGGATTGTCTTTTTTGTTAGTGTCAGCTTCAGTCGCATTTACTCCTCCACCTCCATCTGCCGAAATCGCACCACTTGAGCTTATGTCAATGCCAGAATTTGTATTGATTTGCCATCGATCATTACCATTTCTTTTATATATAACTGTAGAACCAGCAATTTGGACATCAGATTTAGTTCCTTGTGCAGGATTATAATAAACATTAGTTCCAGCAACTCCATCATTTTCTCCGCTATCTTGACCAAGCAAAATATAATTTCCATTAACTAGTCCAGAGTCATCAGATAAACTTCCTGCACCTAGACCGCTAACAGTCAAAGAAATAATATCACGGGCTTCGCCGATCACAATGTATCGAGGCCAGAACAAACTTTCATCAAAAGCTTGCTGAAACCTACGATTAATAAATTGAGCAAGCTGATCCTGCTCAGTTACATCAAGCTCTCCACCAGTGCCAATAAGGGCTGATGCTGTCTTGAATAAGTCGCCATAAGTTCTAGTTTGCATTAGATTCTATTGGGGCTAAGGTCTGGGAACTTCTTATTGTAGTATTTTAAAAATTCTTTAGAATGCACAGTCTCATGACCATACTTCTTTGTGAGCCTGAAGAACTCTCTTGCTGGCATAGTTGCAACGGGTTTACCCAGCGTCGGATGCGTTTTGCCTTTTAGCTGCTGAGCTTCTTTTCTGGCTTGTTCAACTCTTTTGTGTTCAGTTGCTACTTCTAGCTTGAAACCGTTAGTAATCTCCCTCATGAAGGCACGGTCAATCTCGCCATCAGAGTAGCGCTTAAAATTAGGAACAATTATCTCCATATTAAAAAGGGCGGGGGGATATTCCCCCCAACCCAGCTTTAATTTTATTAGCTAGTCGAGATGACCTTACCGTGAGCACCAGGGTGGTAAACACCGAGGGTCAAGGCGCAATCGACATAACCACGCTCACCGCCACCTTGGTTAGGTAGGCGAGTGCTTCCCATTGGGATAAGCTCATGAACACCGTAGTATTCAGGGTTAACTAGGTAACCTTGCATTCCTGAGACTGCTCCAGATGCATCTTGAGCAGGTGCACAATCTGGGTTAGCGTTAACAACGGAAACTACACCGTGATCGGACTGATAGAGATCGACGGATAGCTTGATTGTTCCGCTGTCGCCGTTGTAGTTCACGCTGCGAACAGTTTGATTGGGAGATACATTTTGGCTGATACGAGCGAAGTCACTGATGTCGTTACGTAGAGCTGTGTCAGCAATAAGCATAAGGTTGTTGGATGAACCAGTTACCTTAAAGACAGAAGTGATCATGCTGTTTAGCGATGTTTCAGCAAATGTAGTTTCAGATCCAGAGACATCAACAATGCTACCTTCAGGAGTCTTGAATGTATCTGGAACGTCAGAGCTACCACCACTAGCGGTGTTAGTAGAGTCGATCCACTTGCCAAGTCCACGAAGTGCATATCCAGTGTTAAGTCCGTCTTCGACGGAGCGATCCTGGCTGCTGCTGAGTGTGAACTCGATGTCACGCTTTAGCTCGCGGATTGCCTTAGCTTCTGCCTGTGCCACCTTAGCGGGACCAACAGAGTCAACTGCTTCTTGAAGGTCCGATACTTGGTAAGCACGGCGGAACTTCTGAATGTAGTTGCCAAGACGAGCGCGACCAGCGAACTTGTCTTTGAAACCAGCGTCAGTATCATTGCCGATAGTGTCACCAACGTCAGCACCTTCGCGGATAGGAGTATTGTCAGGTGAAGCTAGACTGTCTACTGTCCACTCTACGAATGTAGCGGTTGCTTTTTGCTTGTTAGCACTGGAGAGAATAGGAGTCTCTTCAGGTGCAAGGATAGTGAGAACGTCTGTGAGGTCCTCGCGATTAGAAACAGCTGATCCTACAGCGGGATCTGTAGTCGCTGTGTATGTATTTGAGAATGCCATTTTATTTTAATATATTGTAGTTAGCGATTAATTGGTTAACGTGAAGCCATTTGGAGCCTTCGTAAGGCTGCGAAATCACGGGGGTTACCCGTCTCTTTGAATTGGGCACTGGCTGCTTTAATGTTCTTTAAAGCGTTTGACACTTTCTTGTCGGACTTAGCCGATCCAGGAGCCCCCGATGGAGGGACCAATCTTGACGGTTTTGCTTTACCTGCTGGCTTGTCGGAGTCCTGTATAACCCTTCTTCCATACAAACTATTTGCTGCATGCGCCAAAAGATATGGCAGCTGAGCAGCTACTTCAGGGTTAAGTCCATCTAAGTTTGATAGTCTTGGGTCCTCAAGCATTTCTTTGTATTTCTGGCTTACTTCGTTTTCATCCTTCATCCAGTCAAGTTCTTTGTGGGCTTGCTTCTGCAACTCTTCTTTGAGTGCTGCAGCGTTTTGCCGACGCTGAATTGTTTTAATCTGGGCTGGGATATACTTTTTCTCCGCTTTCCTGGCAGACTGCAGATGCTTTCTTACTTCAGCCTTGGTGACTTCTTTGCCATCAATTTCTGTAATAGGGTCATCCGCAGAGTAACCGTCACTGTTGAATATAAGATCCTCCGCCCATTCAATAACCTGCTCAACTTCTTCCTGCACGGATTGCAGTTTTTCCATTGAGTCTATGTCCCTGTATGGGTTCTCGGATTCCTTGACCTTTGGCTCAAGCTTACTGGACATTTCCGCCTTGAGTCTTTCGATCTCAGCTTCAGCTGCCTTTCGCTTTGCCGTAAGTTCGCCGAATCTAGCTACAGCTCTACTTCCCAGTTTATCGGAAAGCTCACGAAGCTCTTCATCGGACATGTCATCCAGTTCAATCTGTGAAAGAACGTCATCTTCACTCTCGGGTTCCTCCTCCTGAGGCTCTTCTTCTGAAGTTTCATCAGTTTCGACCGCTTCTTCAGCGACTACTTCAGTAGCCTCTTCAGGCTCCTGGGCGACTTCTTCTTCAGCTTCTTCAGCTTCAGTCTGATTCTCTTGTTCTTCGGCGGGAGCATTGGGTTGACCAATCCTCATGTTAACGAACTCCGACGGTGATATGTTACTCGCTTGCTTTGGTTCAGCTGCAGCGTCAGCTGTTTCATTTACTTCACTCATAATTTACGCTTTTACGCCAGCGATGGCGAGGTTGTGATTATAGCATACGATTTTAGTCTATACTTCTGGGAATCTTTTTCTCAAAAGATCCAAGTCGCACATACCAATGATTTCATCGTAAGCCAAAATTTTTCCAGAGACCTGAGCCAGTCTATCTATCTCTGCAGATTGCAGTTCTCTAATGCTGTCTTCTCGCATTGACACTATCTCCTTAGTTAGACGTGCAAATGCTTCATACTGCATTAGCACATTTAAATCTTCCTGTAGACTCATGCTATCCTTCTATCTCTTGGGTCTGAACATCGCCGACGGACGCTGCTTCAGTTCCATACATTCCGAACTGAGTAGCATTAACTTGCTGCTGCTCCTGGAAGGTGTATTGCTGCTTGTATTTTTCTATTCTCTGAGCAAATGATTGATCCTGTTGCATCTTTTGGGCAATGTCAGGCTGCTGCAGGTAGTTGTCTATGATTGGGATTGCTGCTGCTCCTCCGTTAGGTCTAGCTGGCATTTCTATGCCAGCAAAAATCTTGGACAGGTCATCAAGGACATCCTTTTTAATTTCTTCAGAGGCAGTTTCTGCCTTTTGAAGAATTACGTCGGCAAGGATTGGATCAATGCTACTAGCGTAGGCGATTAATAAATTATCTACGTTTATTCTTCCATTTCGATCTAATTTAACTAAATCAACAAGCTGCTTTAGCTTTGCCTCTTGAGTGTCTGGGTCAGTGTTTATACTGTCGTAAGATATGCTAATGTCGAAGTTCTCGCTTGGATCGCCCTTGCTGAACTCTTGCGGATCTGGAACTCCAGTGACCCTAAAAAAGATGTAGTCAGGTCCGAAACGCTGAAAGCACGTAAAGCACATCTTCATCACCTCTGCGCAGTGCTCAAGGAACTTGTCCACCAAGAACTGCTTCTTGATCTTTGATGCTTCGCTTTCATCTAGACCCATCAGCCTATCGGCTTGATCAAGCTGAGTCTTCTCCATTTCGATGCTTCCAGCACTAGAGTTGATGTCTGGAGTGTCTGCGAACTCATAATCATCCTTTCTCCTGCGAGGAATGTATCTACCTGGACCCCAGTCTTGCGGAGCCTGGTTCACTGGGTGCATGATCGGGGGTAGCGTAGATAGGCTGTTCCTGTCTATCCTGCTATCTCTTTCAACCTTGACCTGGTTCTGTATACCACGAAGTAAATCTGGAACTGTGGTTGTGTCGTAAAGACGTTTGCTGTCTTCTGCCAGCCTGGTTACAACAACGGGGTAGTCGTCGTATCCATTCATTAGTTCGAACTTAGCGTATTGACTGTCTGTAGATCCTCCGATCTCCCTGTGAAAAATTGTTCTGTATATGCCTTCTGATCCGTCATCGGGATCAATCAGACGCTGGAAGCAGTGAATGATTTCTACTAATTCGTTGGCTTCGTAGGTGCTTTCTCTCAAGCCATCACTTCTGCGCATGCCTTGCTCGTTCTCCAGGGTATCCTGATTTACACCTGAGTATCTTTGTATTACGGTTTCAACAAAATCTTCATCCCAGTCGTCCGTTAGGACTTTGTTTTCTAGCTCCTGGGGAGTGTAATAACTTCTCCAGAAGCAGTAAGGACTGCGTTGAGGATCCGTTACATAGGATGGAAAAAAGAAGTCCCCGTCTGGAGATAGAGTTTTTACATCTGGAGCATCTATGCTTCTTCGAACTGTAGGCAGCTCAGCATATCCGATTCTTCTGAGATCCTTTACTGCTTTCTTGCCCCGCTTGTCTGTGACTCCATCATAGGCAGCCTTGAGCCTATCAATGATCTCTTCGTCGTTCCCTTCTTCCATTAGTATTCCAATCTCTGGAACCGCTTGAACGATCTGGTCTAAGTCCAGCTTTTGTATTATGCGTCTGTCTTCAATCAGCCAACCTACGTATGTAATAAGAACACCTCTTTCGAGTAAGTAGTTAGCGCCGAGTTCCATCTCTCGCGTGAACCGAGGAATGTATCCGCTACTTACCATCCACTTCAAGAAACTGGATACTATTTTGGCTCGTTCTGCGTCCGTCCCTTCGGTTGGAAACGCCCTGACGTTCGCCCTTTTAAGACTGGAGATCAGTAGGGATACAAGTCTAGATATTCTTTCTTCAATGACATGCGCTTCCATGTCACTTGCGCCCTCCCAGGGGAAAGCATCAGCTCCGTGCTTGCGGAGATCACGGCTCTTCCCAGGCCAGAAGTTGCGCCTATCGTCGTAGGCATTTCTGCACTGGTCAAAGTATGACTCAAGTTCGGTTACTGTTTGGTCGTAGGCATATCTCAATGCTCCTACGTCTGGTTCTTTACTAAGATATGTTAATGCTTCGGATGCTTCGGTTTGCATACTTTTTGTGCTCGCTTAATGACGTTGAAAACGTAGTTCTTTGGGACACCTATCTTATCACATAATTTTTGTGACGGAATTTCACTATAATCTAACGTCACTCCTCGACGAAAAATCTCCCACGCGATTAGCCTATCGGTGTTTTCGTCTAGCCATTCTTGGTTGAGAGTGATGTCTTCTTCTTGCATTATTTGTGCAGTTTCTTCCTTACGTATCTGAATGTTGAACCGTTTTTGTCTTTGATCTCTTCGACATAAATGTTCTTGCCTATAAATGAATCCTGCGACATTCTTGGAACTACGCAAGCTACGACCTTTTTTAGTTCCCTTATCTTTACATAAACATAGCTCTTGTTGGGGGCTAACCTTACAACCATACCCTTGTATTCTTTTGGATATAGCTCTGGAGCCAAGAGCAGGGAGTCAAGCAGCGCTTGCCCCTCTTCATTCACCCAGGTTGCTGCACCTTTTCCAGTCAGCATGTCTTCCTTCAAGTTTTCCTTGGCTATTTTGAAAGCCAGATCGAACTCGAAATCATTGTCTTTTGCTATTTTTGATAATCTTACTTTTGGCATTAGTAACCTTTATTTTTTGTATCAAGCGCGATAATCATGCTTGAGTCGTAATGATCTGGTCCATCACCAGAGTTTATCATGCGCAGATAGCGCATAACGTCAAAAAAGTCCTTCAGGGCTTCGTCGTTCTTGCCCCTGCTGTTGTAGTTTATCAGACTATCCATTGTGTTCTCGCACCTTTCGTGCAGATAGCATGTAGGTCTGTTGGCTTCATCAATCTTGGCATTTGGGTTATAGGAGAACCAGTCGTCCAGGGCGGCGATGCCAGTCTCTTCCATTACCCCGCTACTAGGAATAAAGTCCATGCCGTGATCAGAAAATACTGTAAATAAATCCTGGTTGTTCTCGTTCTCCCTGGCAAAGTATCTACTATCCCCTATGCGCTCGTAAACTTCGATGCCCAGCTCTTCTTCGACCTCTTTGAATAGTTCTACGTAGGCAGCAATGTCAAAGCCGATCTTCTTCGCTGCTGGACCATATTTCCACCTGGGTTCACCAAACAGCGCCCACTCCCCATAGTTGAACCTATCAGGCCATTCTCTAATAACATAGACTTCTCCTTTGGCGTTTACGGCAGCCCAGATTGACACAAAGTTCCTGGCTCCCGCAGGGTCAAGGACCTGGTAGCAGGTGAACTCTCTCTTTACCGTTACGTCAGGAAAGCGCATACCGTGCTGGTTCTCTTCATCGCCCAATACATTTACTGAGGTGCTGAACATAGGTATAAGAGAGGTCATGCTTTTTACAGGTATCCCGTAAGCACGAACCATGATGTTCTCTTCGGTCTGAGAAGATAGGTCCTTAGCTATTCTTTCATAACCACCCCAGGGGTTCTCGTCAGAGTGCAGATATACGATCTTAGCATCCCTGTTAGAGCAATCCTGGACAACTGGCAGATCTCTGTCCAGCAGCTCGGCGTATCTGGTTTCTTGTATCTCTGCCCCAGCCAAGTATTCTGAAACAAAGGGCGTGAATCCGTCAATCGGCGTAAAGCCGATGAGCATCTTGCTGTTTCTGGTAGCCAATCTGAAGCGCAGAGTGTTCACCAAGGTGGCGTCGCCCAGGTATTCGTCCAGCCAGGTCCCAATATTTATACCCTTGGGTTCCTTGAACCCGAACTCCATACCTTCAAGGATTGTTTGGTTATTTGTGAACTGCGTGTAAGTCTTGAAATCTACCCTAGTTCTAGTATCTGGAAAAATGAAACTACTACCAGTGAAGCCATTTTGCATACTATAATTTATATATCCTTCAATACTTTTTGTTTTCTTTCTAAACTCTTTGGGCATCATCGACCATATAGCAGCTTGCTGCACTTTAATCGAGGTGTCAGCGTTTTGACTGAAGCATACGATGTGACCGTCAATGCTCTCTTTTACTGCTTGCATTACTGCCTTGGCGCAGCCTGTAGTTTTTCCGCTTCTATTACCCCCTAGAACCAGAACTTCGTCGGATGACTCTATGGCGTCTTTTATCCTGCTCCAGCCTGGAAGGTCGAATCCGTATCTGACTGGGTCTTCAATGCTAGCCTGGATTCTTTCTTCGTGCTGCTGGTGCAGCTTCTTCAGCAGATCTGGGTTCTTGTCCCAGAGTTTGACTATCTCTGCATCCGTCAAGGATGGCAGCATGGGGTGCTTAGTAAAAATCAAGGACATTACTCATCTTCTTCTACGTCAATAACTTCTGCATCTTCTGCTAGGGCAGCCTTTACCCTGGCAATCTCCTGGGCGTAGTCTTCGTCCGAGAAGGACTTGCGCTCCTCTACGATGCTGGTGGCTTCGCCCCTGGCAGTGAGCGCTTCTCTGCTGGCATTGCTCTTGGCTATTGAAAGCTCCTTGAGGTCCTTGAAAGATACCTGCATGTCTGGGTCATTCTGCATCCTGTCTCGGACCTTCTCTATCAGATCCTCCTCCAGGCTGGACATATTGACATAGTTCCTGGCAGCTAGCTTGCCCCCGAGTTCCTTGAATCGCTTGATGTGGTCGGCAAACTCCACCATGATATGCACAACTGTATTCCTGGGAATCTTGTAATGCCTGACTATTCTAGTCTGGCTGTTGCCAGTGCTGAACAAATAAAGCACCTTGGCGACCTTTTCTGGGTTGTGCCTAGCCAGGGACTTCACCTTCTTCACCTGCATCTCCTCGGCGTATTCCCTTACGGCGGACCTAATATCCAGCATCAGCTCCTCCTCTATTTCATCAAAGGCATCTTTTTCTTCAATTTGGGGCTTGACTTCTTTCATTTGGCGCTGTAGCACTGTTTGAGTGTGTTATAATGCACAGCATTGACCCTGTCAAGGGTTTTCCATCATAGTCCCTAGGGTAAGCCTTAATCGGTGCAAACGACCCTTCAGATAGCATCTGACGCGACACAAAACGAACGCAGTTCAGCTGGACAAAGAACTAATAGGAATATTGGCTCTCCACCTGCGCTATGGGTTGCTTCCCCTGAATACATGAAGGGAAGCATAAAATAACGCTGCAATACTACGGATAACTCTTCGATAATACCCAGTCCGACAAATTATTGTCTAATATTGTAAGCTTTGCCAACGGCGAAGCTGTATCTAAAAATAATCCGTGATAAAATAAAGTATGACTATGACCTATAAAGAAAAGATTGCTAAGCTCAAAGACAAAGCCTACCAGGCTAAACCAGAGCAAAAGAAACGTAGAGCTCAACGCAATAAAGCTAGAAGAGCAGCTATACGGAAATATGGCAAAGCCAACTTAGTTGGCAAAGATATAGATCATAAGGATGGGAATCCTATGAATGGAGCAAAATCTAATCTCAGGATTATGTCTGTGCATAAAAATAGAGGTAGGAATAATCGACCCAAATAACCAGGGGGGAAACCCCCCTTGAGGGGCAATTTTTTTCTGATGCAGTTAATGTATTACTGTATTTCTGCTGACGCGACTGTTGACACCCCCCCACCCGTCGCTGCGATGAC